CAGTGAGTTTGCTTGCACATTGACCTCGTGCAGTACCCGCTTCTGGTCGTTACCCCAGTACTTCTTTGCTTCCGCCTCGTAGCCGCTGATGATGCTGGGATTAACCTGGTTCCAATACTTCGCCCACTTATTTAGCCCGTCAGCCGCTTGGAAATCAACTAGGTATCCATTGCTGAAATACAGGTACATGCCCAGTTTCTTCACAAAGAATACTCCATCGGGCTCAACGTCCGTAATATCCAGTACCCTTCCAAGGAATGCCGAACTCAGGCTTTTGTTATCTATTCCCTTAGACAAGGTGCTTTCTGCATCAAGGCTGTCGTATAATTCCTTCTCCGTTCGTTTTTGTATGAAGGGTGTCAGCTTGGTTGCGTCTACCGATTCAACGCCCTCTTTAGCGCTGACGAAGAGAATATTTTTGGAGAATATCTCAAATCCCACTATGTAGAAGTCGGATTCGTCACCTACGCTATACTGGCAGGATACTTGGTCGGAGTGGTATCCCAGGTGCTCGTAGATAGCGCTAGCGGAGGCATTACCGGGAATACTGGTCAGCTTCTTGAAGCCATTAGCAGTTGGCACAAAGACGGACATAGATATAGTGGGTCTGGATGAAGCCGCAAGTTAGCGTTCTGCTACTTAATTTAGTATCCTAACGGGTACGGAAGAGTATAGCCCGCTCTGTGGAGTATTTGCTCACCCTTGTTACCATCCCTGCAATCATAGTTTACTTCGTTACCAGTAATTAGAAGCGCAAGCAACTTTGGTTGTCTATCAAGCCGCTACCGAAACCAAGAATAAGCAAGTAGCCCTACGCGCCAGGCTTGTATTCATGCTCACCAAATTCCCCCACTACAAATGACTGTACGCTTAGTTACACCCGACACTTATTTTTACTTCCATTCGCATGAGTTGCGGGAACTCAAGGTAAAAAACGAAAAGATAGTTGTAACACTCGTTAGCGGGGATACACTTAATATCCGTATTCAACAACCCGAAGAAATTTTAAAGGATATTTTGGAAGCTGTAGAGGAAGGGAATGACCTATCATTTCCCGTTAATAGCTGCAAATTGGTTGCCCGAAGCTAGTCTACTAAATTTATACTGCGCCGTACGCATGTATGATGTAAGGTGCTTAATACTATAGGTAAATAATAATGGCTATTCCTTTGCAGAAACCACAAGGTGATTTATTGTTAGCATGGAAGGAATTTGTACGTGAATACAAGTTCAAGCTGGCACGTCCTAGTGATAAAGTGTTTACGGATGCCACGGAGACGGAGACAATACTACGTGAATTCTTCAACGAAAGTGATTACGTAGCAACAAAGCAAAATTTTGACAAGGAGAATTATTTAGTGTTTCTTCTGTCTAGTAAAAAGGAGACGGAAATACACTTGTTAAATGAGATGGCAGCGCTCATAAAATACGCGCAGTCGAGCCCCCATGTATTTGCCTTGAAATCAAGCAAAGACGTAATCGCCCACGAGGAACTAAGCGGGGTGTTGTTCGAGGTATATATCAACAAGTTCCTTGAGGAGAAGCACTTGGTTCTCGAACCCAATAGCAGCTACGTGAACACACAGGGGGAGAACAAGCCACTTGATGCTTTCTTCAAATTTGAGGGTGCGCCCTACCTGGTAGAGTGCTACAGACCCAACGACCCATCTACCAAAAACCTGCTGAGGCTCAGTTTCGTCCTGCTGGACCACGTCGTACAGAAGCAGTTGGCACCTTACCATGCGTTTATCGGGCATATTGGCTTCACATCCGTCAAAGACCCCGTGGCGGTGTTCAAAGAGGCAACCAGGGAGGTATTACGAATATTTGAAGCATATTTAAAGGCGTTCGAGACTAACGAGACTATTTCAATACCCGCCAAGTACAACGGTGCGCAGGTGTCTGTAGAGATTCTTCCCTTCTACATGGCGTTAAGCCATGATAAGTATTTTTCGAGCAATGATGCGTATGAAATCTTGACCACGTTTGAAATTAGACCCAAGCCTCATAGTATTGAACATGCTGAACTGCATTTAGCTGGTAAGCGCCGAGTAGATGTAGATGGTGTCAATAATAGACTATTTGATAAGGTCAAAGCAAAAATAAAGCAACACAGGGATGCGCCGTATAAAAAAATTTTATTCGTTGAAATAGATAACTCGCCCGGCGTTAACTCCAATAATCCAATGTTCCCTTTGATTGAAAAAAAGCATTTGGATAGGAAGCGTTTTGAGCAATTGATAACTCCCGATATAATATTAGTGTTCGTGTTTAAAACTGTTACTGAAAAGGGAGGGGTACTCAGGGATAATTTATTTGTATTTAATCCAGTACACCAGCCCTTGGTCAGCTTGCTAAGAAGTAAAGATTAATCAAACAGAAGTGGTCGTAGGGATAGAAAGGTGGGTTCTGCGTGGTGGTCCAGGGATATATACTCGTAAATAACCTGCTACCGACTATGACTAACGCCAATATTTTCGTTTACTCTATCGACATCACCGGCTTGTTCGAGCACCCTTCCACCATTGAGAAGGCGCTTCGCCCCTCCAACACCGTGAACTTTACTTGGAACCCACAGACCATCGGCGACCAAGTGTGGGTTTTCTACCAGTTTGCTACGGCTAAGGAGCTTACTGAGTACAGCAAGACCTTCCAAAAAACCGAACGGGTACGACGACTCAATCTTTCCAACGAACAAATCACCCACTGGTTGTAACATGCCCACGTTGCGTAAAATTCGTGGAGGCGAAGTAACAAAAAAGCCATTGGATAATCACCAATGGCTTTTATATTAGAGCGCGACCGAGTGTTTTTTCAACTAACCCCACGCGGTTGTTAATTATATGCAAGCAATACCTGGAATAATTTTACTTGTAGCGGGAGTCTCCGTGTGGGGACTCACTTGGTTGTTTAAAAAGGACTAAGTGTTAACTCCATCAAACTGAAAAGCCCCTTAGATTTCTAAGGGGCTTTTCTTATTATGCATTAAGCTTAACTAATGTGGCGTAAATGTTCTTCTTTTCGTCATCCGTTTCTGTCGATGAAAATACTGTAGTGAACCGCTCGTCGTCTACGTTTGCGTAGTTCAACTGCAACTCTGGGAATGGATACACCTTAAGGTGGCTGTCGGCTTCATCCCATTTTCCACGTAAAGTCGAAGTACACACAACTTCAATTTCTACTGTTTCATTTGGTGCAAATACCTTTGTGAAATCTATTGGTGGTGAAAGAGTCATCGTAACACGCCTTTCTGGTGGTATAGGCGATAGCTTTACCTTGTAAGCCGCGTAATCGCTATGGTTCGTTATGCGCAAGGTGAATCGCCAATCCAATGCCCAGTCATAGGATAGAAGCTCTTGCTGTTCGTATGTTATTACCCTGTCTTCACCCAGTGCGAAGGGTGCATATATACGGTCATTTGGTCGATGCCGCCCCCCACGCCGGTTAGTCAAACTTATGGCTAATCGAGGCTGCTTTATTGCAGGTTTCGACCTGAAAATATAGGCGAATAAATCCTTCGCAGGTTGGTAAGAGGCAAGTAGTAAACCCAGAATACCCGCGATAGATGCCAGTACTGTCAGGGTTACTTGTACATTGTTTGGTAAGGATGAGAAATAGTCAATCATTGCGGCAGACCTTATGTATGGTAGTCACAAGTTACTCATCCTTATTGTCTGTACAGTGGATGACGGTAGAGGGGCTGAAACAGCCTGAAAACGGCTGGTGCCAAGTACGCTACCTACGCTACCCCCAGGGGTCAGAATCTTTGTCCCGTTGCGCCTGGCGCGCTATTTCGCTTTTGCGCGCCGTGACCGCATTGGCAACCGCCACGTCGAGGTCGTTATGATGGCTAAAGACCGCATCTTTTAACTCGTTCAGGGTACTCACTAGTGCTTCGGCGCAAGATTTGATTTGCGCACTGACCGCACTAGTCCCGGCACCGGAAAAGTCATACTGCTTTATCTTAATAGAATTTCCGGCAATGGTGAACCCGTCACAGATTGAACGGTTATTGATGAACGTCGTGAACAGGGTCATGTCACCGTTCACCGGGATAGTGACTTCAACCCCTTCATAGGCTTTCCCCACTTCCACCATAACATTAACTGGTCGGTACGCGGGTATTTCAGTCACTGCTTTCGGCGTTCTACCCGCTATATCGAGCGAAGGGGCTACCAGTATCGCTTGTTTTTTGGCGAGGGAAATTCGAGCATCGGTAAGCTCATCTACGGAGACTACACTCTTTATAAGATTAATAGCTCTAGTGCGTTTATTTAAGAAGAACTTGTTAGTGGCGTCGCGGTATGTCATGTGGAGGTAGTAGGCTAAGAGTGAGGCTACAAAGATAACCTGGGGCACCAGTTGGTAAAGAAAAAAGTGGTCGTGCAGAGACTCAGGTGGTAAAAGTGATTGTGAAGGTGGATATATACCTTAAAATAATCTACTTTATGGCAGAAGCCACTACCCCCGACCTGACAACCATTAAGCTGCGCACCTCGACGCTCGTGGAGCTACGGAACCTCAAGAAAACGCTACGCTTGAAGAGTGTCAAAGACGTTATCACCTACCTGACCAACTACTTTACCGACGAGCCCGGCAACCGCGCCCAAACCGACGTGCAGATGCAACTCAGCCAACTCCGCCAGGACGTATATGGCAAGCTGGATAAGATTTGCGAGCTGCTACGGCAGCAGGCAGCGGGATAATCATTAGCCTACCCCGTAGAACGAAGAAACCCCAGTAGCTCACGCCGCTGGGGTTTCTGTTACGTTAGGGGGCTTAGCTGCCGGTGGGTACGTGATTGCAAATACCAAAAGTCCGATACTCTACCTTGCCCTCTTTTAGTAGCTCCGCTAGTACTTGTTCCAGTTCATCACCGCTGAGCCCAACGCTTTCACCTACACTATCCTCGTCTTGCTGTTGTCCTATCGGCTGGGCAACGTTACGCTTCAAGGCAGCTAAAAGCTGCGTTTTTTTATTTTCCATGATGTTGTATTCATGAGGTAGGCATGAAAGTACGTACGTCGGAAAGAAACAGTTGGGGCTAATTGTATTAATCTACAGGTGCTAAGAGGGGTAGAGCCAACACCCGCTCAGCCGGTATGCCTAGCACACGCCACAGCTTCTGAGCAAACTCGAAAGAAATAGGTCGTTTATTCTTCATCAATTCACTCAGGCGCGTCTCGTGAACTTCAAGTAGCTCAGCAAGACCGCGTTGCTTGAGCCTGCGCTTGTACATTTCTGCTTCGAGTATTTCGCGTAGGGTGAATGGAGTGTCAAGCGTATGACCATGCTCTTTCTCGTAGGCTACCACTAACGCGCCGAGGCGCTTGATTTCGTCAAGATGGTCAGCAGCGTCAGGCGCTTGGTTGAGTTGAAGCAAATAAGCTTCGGCATCATCACGTTCCCGGTCGGTCGTGATAGTTGTAAAGCGGGGCTCGGTGAGGGTAGCCATGATAAAACGATGAAAGGTTGAAGGAATTACTAGCTCTAGGCACCCCCTAGAGCCGTATTATATCTCTTTTGCTCAGCTTGCTATACTCGGCATGAGTGAAGATGCCGCGTATGTAGAGTTGAGCAGGAGCAAAGAATACCATTGCAATGACCCGGTAGTGATTGCCCTTCACGTTGAATACGTAACGGTTGTCACCAATGTAATCTGTAGCTGGGAAATCAGCTTTGAGTGCATTAAAATCAGCCCATTCCGCCTTCTCTACCTGCTTTGCCCAGGCTGCCAATTCCTCACGGGCTTGAGCGTTTTGGAGTACGTACTGGCGGATAGTGCGGAAGCTGATGAGGTGCATTGCGGTAAAGCCTTGTGAACAAGACAAAGGTACGCATAAAATTACATAATGTGTAAGTGTTTTACATAATTTGTAAATAAATCTTTTGCAAAAGTTAACTTCTTGACTATTAGTGCAGTTTTCGCTATACGTCCATACTAATGAGTATAACCTTTCTGCCTGCCACCCTGACAGAAAATGAATGACCTACTAACCAGAGCGAGGATGATATGAGAGCGGTCCTGAGAGTGGAGGCGGGTCAAAGACTAGCTACTATGTAATACAAGCTACCGAAGTGACCCAGCCCCGAAGGAAGCCAGAGAAAATAGGACGATGGGGGTAGGGGGCGCTATAACTGGTGTTATGTTAAGTGATTATTCCCAGGTTGTACCAATTATGTACTCCGAGCCAACTAGTTAAACCTATACACCAAAACCACCACAAATCCAAGCAACATCAGCAGAATCTTAAGTGACTACGGCTACCAGGGCGACCAAGCCGGTGAACGAGGCGACAGGGGATGATAGACTGACAAGCTGGCAGAATAGTCAGCGGTCATTTTCGATATATAGCATATATACATCGAAAAATGACCCTCTGACATGTCGTCCACACACAAACACAGCATACACAAGCAAAAAGAGCCGGTCGCCCCTGGCGGGGCTCCCACCCCCACGGGTTCCAACGAGTCCACGGGCACTACGCCCACGCCAGCTCCCTACGACCCACAAGACGTGGTACTGCTCAGCCAGACCAAGAATACGGTCGAAACGATTCACCGGGAAGCCCGCGACGAAACCGTAATCAACGGTAAGTATATCCTCGACGGGGAAGACGATAAGTACTTCTACTGTTACTACCAGACTACGTACCGCACCAAGGTATTGAAGGACTCGGCGAAAGCGGGTATCAACTATCGGGACGAAAAGGGTCGGCTCCTACCCGGTTTTTCACTGGTCAAGGCGACAAAGGAAATCACGGGTACGCAAATCAAGCGGACCAAGCGAAAGTACACCCGCAAAACGGCGGAAAAGTACCTGGAAGAAGAGCTGCTGGCGGACCTGGTGGAAGACTTGCAAAGTGCTAACCTGACCGATAAGGACAAGCTGGCGGCGAAGCTGGCTATTCTCAACTTCGTCAAGCCCACCCTGAGTAAGAACACCCAGGAGAACGTGGTACGCATCGTGAATGACGAGTTTGATGAGGCGCAGGTTGTTGACGACGATGAACTAAACACCCTTAAAGGGGATGAAAATGAAGAAGATGATTAATGTCGCTTACCATCGACTTCTCCGGTATTCGGAAGAAGATAAACAAGATTTACCACCCCCTCTTCGAGTCTGGTAACAAGTACCGTTACAACATACTGTGGGGTGGTTCGGGCTCTGGAAAAAGCTTCGCCGTTGCAGAGAAGGTACTTACCCGTATCGTCAAGGAGCGGGACCACACTATTCTGGTCATCCGCAAGAGTAAGGAGAACCACCGCAACACTACCTACGAGACGCTTAAGGATGCCATCAAGTCCTTTGGATTGACTTCGTACGCGGAATTCACGTCCACGCCCCTGGAAATCCGGTTCCCCTCCTTCAACTCGAAGATTATCTTCCTTGGGGTAGATGACCCCGAAAAACTTAAGGGTCTGGGCGCGGTAACCAGCATCTGGATTGACGAGATTACGGAGTTGGAACCCGCCGACTTCACCGAGTTGGAGGACCGTCTACGTCACCGGACCAAGTTCAACCAGATTTATATCACGTTTAACCCAGTAAGTGAGCACCACTGGATTAAGGCGCGTTTTTTTGACCTGGTTGACCACCGGGCGCTCATTATTCACTCAACTTACCTCGATAACCTCCGGTACCTCCCTGCTTCGCAGATTGAACAGCGGAAAATGCAGGCGATTACGGACCCGGCAAAGTACCGAATCATGACGTTGGGTCAGTGGGGGGTTGCCGACCGCAACAACCTCTACTACCACCGTTTCGATGACCAGAAGCACGTTGCATCAAAGCATTTCGAGCTGAACAAGGACCTTGGGGTGATGGTGTCGTTGGACTTCAACGTAGTGCCGCACATAACGGCGCTTATTATCCAGGTTAAGGGCAAAACGGTCTACGTGCAGGACGAATTAGCCCTGAAAAGCCCCGACAATAACACCGAGGCGCTAGGGCGCGCCGCTGTCAAGCAGCTCGACTGGTATGACGACGTGGTGACAGTCTACGGCGACGCATCGGGACGCAACCGTAGCACATTAACGGCTGAGGGCGTGAATAATTACACTATATTCAACGCCGAGCTACACAAGGCGGGCTTGTTGACCAATACGAGCGTCGATAGTGCTAACCCCTCGTTGGCTACCCGCCAGATTTTCATCAATAACGTGCTTTCGGGGGCAACCGACATCCAGGTAGTGATTAGCCCGCGCTGCACCAACCTGATAGCCGACTTGCTGAACCAGAAGATGACGATGGAGAACGGTAAGGTCGGGATTAGCAAGCAGAAGGTCCGCAACAAGCAAACCGGAGAAACCCACGAGAAATACGGTCACTCTGGTGACGCTTTCTGCTACTTCATGACGCGCTACTTCTCCTCGGACTACACCAAGCTTAAGTACGGAAATCAGGTGCCTAAAGTATCCGTGATGAAGCTCAAACCGGGCGGTTTCATGTACTAAAGTAGGGGAGAGTAAGCCTGATTGTCGCCGATGGGGGTACTCGATAAAAATATTTTAGGGAAAACGAGAAAAAACCACCGAAAGACCCCCAAATGGTCGAAAGGTGGTTTTTGCACTTAATATATAAGAGAGAGAAAATAAAAATAACCCTCTCTCATGCAATCATTTTTAACCCCCGAAGCCGTATGTGAACTAGACGCTATTCCGTACTTTATCTACCCTGGCAACGACCGCTACCTACTCAGCAAGTGCGGTAAAGTCTACGACTCGTTGACCGACCGCCCGTTGAAAAGCTCCCAGACGACCAGCTCCTACGATAATACACGCTCATATTATAGCGTCCACCTGAACGTAGAGCCAGGCGTTTATAAGCGCGAGAAAGTCCACCGGATGCTCGCACTTACCTTCCTTGCTAACCCCGACTCCAAGGATTACGTGGACCATATCGACCACGACCGTACCAACAACAAGCTGACCAACCTACGCTGGGTTACCAACAAGGAAAACCAGCGCAACCGTAAGCCTAAGGCGGGGACCGGCTACCTCGGCGTATGCGCAGCGCGGCAGAAGTTCCGCGCTTATATCCGCATCGACTACAAACACGAGCACTTGGGGATGTTCGATACGGCGCGGGAAGCCGCGCTGGCGTACAACAAACGCGCCGAAGAGGTCGGCTACCTGACCCGCAACATCATCCATGACTAACAAAAAAGCCCCTCTTCGTCGGAGGGGCTTTTTGTTGGACCTCTGGGGGTCCGGTTAGCACCGGGAAAATCTACTATAAAAACCCAGTGCTCGCTCGCAAGTCAATTAGTTGACCGAGAATATCTTGTAGTCGATAACGAAACGGGGGATGGACGTAGAGCCGCCGTTGTATCCTTCAATGGTACCGTCTGGGTAAATGTTCATTGCGCCGAAAAAGGAGCCCGACTCCCACAGCACATATTGCTGCGTACGGCTGGGACGGTAGCCTGCCGGTAGGGTAGCAATGGTACCAACGTTGCCGAAAACCGGGTTGGGGTTATAGGTGGTCGGGTTAATAGTGCCCCGCACGTACACCATCCCGAACTGGTCCTTGGCAACCTGCAACTGCTCGGACGGGTAGCACATCCAGCCAGCGGCTGGTTGCACGTCTACCCAGGTGAGCTGCTGCTTCTCGGCTTTATTGGCAATCTGGTTCGTGATGTTCTGGATAGCGTTGTTCACGTTCGTGGTCAACGTATTGAAGGAACTGGTAATGCGGTTGCCCAGGGCAATGAGTTCGTCGTAGACGTTCAGCGTCTTAACTATCAGGTTGTCCTTGAAGGTCTTGGTTCCGCTAAAGCTCTGGTTACCGAAGGTGTGCCCGATGAGGTCGTTCAGCTCTTGGTATACTGACGGGTCCACGTAGAGGGTCTTAGTAAAGTCGGCGGCTGGGTCGAGCGAGGCAGACCGGCGCTGGCGCGTGTTCTTGGTGTTACCATCCTGGTATTGCAGCGGCGTATTCAATTCCGTGAGTACACCCAGGTTGGCGGGAAAGGTGACGTTAGTCGCGCCATCGAATTCGAGGAATTCGCCGTTCAGGAAGACCATACCCGCTGTGATGGTCTTGTTGATGCCATCGGGAACACACCCGTGCAAAATGAAGGGTCCTTTCGCGGCTTCCAAGTGCTTATAGGGGGCTACCATCGCCTTGTAGGCTTCCGCCTGCATGAGCATAAAGTCGTCGTTCTTGCGCGGACGCCCACCCAGTTCACCATAAAGTAGATTCATGTAAAATAGTTGATTTTTAGATTGATATAAACTTGAAGCGCTTACCCGCCAGTCGATACTTGTTGATGTTGGCGGCGATGCGCGCCTCGGCTACCGCTAGGATACCCGCTGGCACGTACACGAGGAAATCCACATCCAGGGCACGGTTACCTTCACCCAGGAAGTACATGTAATCATCGGGTCGGTGGTTCTCCGCGTAGAAGTAGTCGTAGTCCACGGGCTGGTTCTCGCTGGTGAAGAAATCGTACTCGTTTATCTCCTCGACGTGACGGATGTAGATGCGCTTGGGCGAGCGGTCGAACACATAATTCAGGTACCGTTCGAGTAGGTAAGTTTGCCCCGTCGTGTGTTTCTCTACCTCCTTGTCCGTTACAAAATCCAGGAAGAGTTGATGGACCTTCTCGATGCCGCTGGCGTACATCTTTAACATATCCGTATTGGGCTCTACCCATAGCATAGGCGGGGTCAGGCGCTTAAGAAACAGGGGGAAGTTTATCGCATAGTTTGGCATGGTCACAAGGATTAGATAGCTTCGGGTGTGTAGGTAATCGACGTAGCGAAGGGATAATCCACCACGTTCTCCTTTATGTAGCCGCTCGTCATCTCGTATTCGAGCGTGATGGGCTTGGTGATAGTACCCGTCTGACCTTCGAGGGTAGTGAACTCGATGTCGTTGATACCTGCCACGTTGCGTATCTGCCGAATCAGCTCGTTACGCCGTACGATACCATCGAATTTGAGCGTGGTCATGAACGTGTACAACGCCGCCTCGGTACGCGCCTGGATGTCGCCCAGGGTATAAATAGGGTCGTAGAATACCTCCGCCTCGATGTTCAATAGGTCCGCGTTTAGGCTTACCACTTCGGTCTTGGTCCCGGCATATTTAATCTTGTCGATGTAGGATTCGAGCTGCAATTTTTCCGAGGCAGCCAAGGCTTCTTCCTGCCCCACGGTGCCCTTTGCGACCTTGATGAGCACTTCACCCTGCACCGTTTCCTTTACTGCCAAGCGACTGATAATCTGCTTAGTGGTATTCACCACTGGGTAGGTGCCCGTGCCATCAATGTCGTCGCCGAGCTGGAAGACCCGCACCCGTTCCGCGTACCAGGCGCGGGTAGCGGGCTGGCGATTATCGAGCAGGTCCTGTACTTCCTTTTTGTGCGAGTCGAAGAGCGTTTCTACATAGTGCGTACACACCGCGATGATGAAGGCGATGAGCCGGAAAACGCTCACCTTGCTGGTACTGGTGAGGTCGGGTAAGTAGGTAGCCTGCGTGGCTAGAATCTGGTCTTGGATTTCGTCAATGGTACGCGCCATACAGTAGTTGTTTTGTATGGTATATATCCAGGTTTTACGAACCAGAATGACCCAACTAAAAGTGGTTTTTTACTATGATATATAGTAAAAATACTACTTATAATGAAGAAGCCGAAGGACCCCCACTACCTGAATAACGCTCAGCTTATTGACCAGATTCGGCTCAGTAGAGAGCGGGACGAGTTGACTACGAAAGCGGTGCAGATGTTCATGCTCCTGGCTCGTAAGACCATCACCAAAATGTACTACCACGACCAGGCGGACCGGGAAGACTGCTTCCAGACTGGGCTCCTGCAAATGCTGCTCCACTGGCGCTCGTTTAATGAGGAAAAGGGTACTAACGCCTTCGCCTACTATACCGAAATTTTCAAAAGGGGGCTCGCTAAGGGGTACGTCGAACTCAATTACCTGAAAGGGGATAAGGACCGCTCAATTCGGGTTATCAGCCTGAGTGGGGGTCCGGCTAACGAAGACGGTGGGATGTACAATCTATAGGCACTATTCTGTATCCCTAGGGTATGCTTATAGCTTTCGGCGGTCTCTTACTACGAATGATTTCATCTTGTCACTTGAATACACTTCTGCCTGGTGCTTCTTTAAGTTGTAGAAAAAAACATTGTTTTTTGTTTTGCCAACAAATCGGTAGTCCATATTGGTAACCAGAGTGGTATCCTCAAGCTCGGCGGTCACTTCAAGATAGGATGGTGAGGCAACTACTTCCATTGCATCCTCTCTGGCTTTAATGGATGCTGCAAATGTTAACGCCAAGAGTACATTAATTAATACTATTTTTCTGGAAACATCAGCAGCAGAATCTTTTCCGAATCGTCCGTCAATAAAATTTTTTTGTATCTGGTGATATAGAAAATAGAGAAGCGCCACGAATAATCCGAGTTCGACCCACATAAGTAGATGCACCCAGATAGACTGCTCCATGCGCACAGCGCTCCACCACTTGGCACCTATCACAAAAGCAACGAGGGTAGCTAGTGCCGTGAACGGTACCTCCTTCTCACGTAGCTTATCCTGTACTTTTTTAATGGTGGCTTCTACGTCTAGTTCACCCACTTCCTCCATAACAGGTACTGGTGCGGGTGGAAGGGCTCGTACCCTTTTTAGCTCGGCTTCTAGGAGCGCCTTAAGTTCATGCGGGTTAGTTCTTTTGCCTGGGGTAAGTAAGGCGTAGAACAATAAGCCTAGTAAGTACAGGACCGATACGGCGAAGAATCGGAACTGTAATTGAAAAATTTCGGTGAAGTCTAAATATGATAGTATATTTATTTGAAAATAATCGTAATAGACTAGCAGGTTAAGGGTGCCGATAATGAGTAGGCACAAGGAAATAAGTGGTAGATTATTGCGCAGTGATTCCATCGTGTGAATTGTAGCTGCGCGAAGCTACTTCCTTCTGCTTACAGAAGTACGTACCCCTGTTTGTCTACCTTCCCGGCTTGATGCAGGGCATAGAGGTGCTTGACTGAGTACCCGAAGCTCTTTTCGACGTGCGGCATATCTACCAAGGTTTTCCAGTCGCCGCCCCAGGTCCAGCCATGCTTTTTGAAGATGGCTACGACCTCTATCCAATCCGCCTTCTTATCCTCGTCATAATCCCCCTTCGTGTCCCAGGACGTGCTCTCGAACTTACCATCCCCGTCTTTGTCTATAATGAGCGCGAAGTCGAGGCTAGTGCCATAATTGTGATTCGACTGCCCGGCGCGGGCATTAGTCACGATTGCGCCGGATTTCGTGCGCCCCTGCGCGTAGAGGGCGTCTTGTTCTGAGAAGGTACGCAGGGTTGAAACGATGCGGAAGCGCGCCCGCCCTGTGAGCGCTGCCTCGATTTCTTGGAGGATTGCCAGCGCCTCGGCGCGCAGTTTGGGGTGTAGTAAGCTAATACGTTGTATCGAGATAGAATCCAACTCAACTAATTATTTTCAGTTGAGGTATGTATCCTATTCTACTAACTCTCTTCCGGGTGATGGCGCAGACTCACTGGGCGCGCAGCTCGAATCGCTGGCAATCTGGGTGGTCTTGGTTTGGAAGTAGCTTTTGGCGACCGCTGCGCCGAGGCTGTACGTGAGTAGGGCACCAGCCCCCGCCCAGGCGAATTCATTGTGGATGTGGGGATTCTTAATCGCCGCCAAGTAGGAGAGAACAATACCATTAGCGAACGCAATCCAGTTGCGCACGTCCTTGGCGACGTAGATACCATTTACCTGGGTAGTGTCGAGGCATAGCTTTTTGAATTGCGTGAGCACGGGGTATAATTATTTTTTGTTCTTCTTCGAGACCGCCTTGATAATCTTGTCGAGCTTGTCATCTATTCGGTCTAGGCGTTTTTCCAAGTCGTTAACCCGCTGGTGCGTATTATCCAGCTTGGCGTCGTAGAGCTTGCTGAATAGTTCTTGCTGACCGACAATGCCAGTAAACCGCGTCTCGTGGTGGTTCTTCACTACTTCCTCTAGTTTTTTAAAATCGTGGCAAAGGGTCTTGAACTGCGGCAGGGCGTTACGGTCGGTTTCCTCGACCTGGCAAATCCGTTCGTCATGTGTTTTAAGCAGTTCCGTCAGCGAATCGCGCTCCCGCTTGGATTCCTTCGCGTACTCTTCGCGCTCCCGTTTCGCCTCTGCCTGCGCGGCTTCTAGTTCACGCTTTGCTTCCTTTGCCTGCTCTTCCCGGTCCTTTTTAGCTTCCGCAGCCAGGGAGTCGGCGCGCCCTACGATAAACTTATATTGCGCGTAGATGGCACCGCCAAGCGGGAACATAAGAAACCACCAGTCCTTAAGGAATTGAAAGAATTCGAGGTGGGTAAAGAGAAGAAAAGGAGTAGAGGGCATGTAGCGCGCTTTATCCTATTTATCCGACTTTTGTAGTCAAATTTCTGTCCCTGCTACAATAAAAAAGCCCAACCTTTCGGCTGGGCTTTTTTATTGTAGCAGCGCTTAATTAAAGCGAAGCCGGGGGCGTAACGCCAAGAGTAGTCGCCACGTCCGTGAGGTACTGTTTGGTGAGGTTACGCACCGCAACAATGTTTTCATTGCCGGTCACGAAGAGCATAAGGTTTTCTGCGCTCGTACCGACTACTTGTGAAAACAGGTTATCGGCTTGTTGAAGGAGAGGATTCATGAGAATGGTGTATAGGTTGAAAAGTTTGTTTGAGTAGCTACCTCGGTACAAATATAGAATACCGTTTTTTTAAATAAGTACACCGTCCACAAAAACTTCAAATGTACCGGAGCTAGCTGAACAGGTAAGCGTAGTTGGTAACGTAATGTTGGTAGGCTGGCTGGTAGCGAACCCCAAAAGGTCAATTATTTTACCCACAGCGGGGGTATTTGTCAGCGCCACGGTCTGGGTATACACCACTACGTTGTTCGACTTGATGGTGATGGTAGATGCCAACCCCGGCGCGGTAATCGTGGTTATTTTAATAGTGGTAATCTTGTACGCCTGACCAAGTTCAAACCCGTCCGCTATTTTTGCATCCTGTCCACTACGAACGCTTGCCCCAACGTCGGCGCTACCAACACTAGGGAAAAGACGGTAGGGGCGTAGCAAACCACCTACCAATTCGGATTTACGGACCGCATTATCCATCGCAGCGCTAGCGGCGACGGAGAGATTATAGTTGGTGGAGTCCGCCTTGTCTTTACGTAAGACTTTCGTAGTTAAATCGGTTGAATGTATATCGACTGAGCATTTCAACCCATTCAAAAAATCGAGAACTTCCAAGTGAATAAATTATTTTTAGATTGACTTGAGCAGGCGCACCCACACGTAGGTTGTACCAGTTGTGTCCGCCATACCATTCATATACTCGTAGCGGTAATTAGCGTCGCAGAACTTCATGCCACTAACGGAGCCGATAGGTTGAGTACCCTGCAACTCCCCACTAGTCCACGAAGAGGAGGGAGTATTTTTGACCAGGTTCTTGACTGAATCTGGAACAAAGGTGGAGGCAGGATAAATAATAGGTTCCCATTTTGAGGTGCTTTGGAAGTCATTTTCGCTACCAATGCCGATACCGATGCCGTTGGTGCTGTTAGTATCTATGTTGCGGTAGGCAAGCCCGGCGTAGTACCAGATTTGACCACGGATGGCGCGTTGTCCTACGACTCCTTTCTGGTACTTGACCCAGCGCGAGTCGTTCGAGATAGAGTGGTCGCCATAATTTATAAATCCGTCGAAGAAGGTCGCACCTAATACGTACGTCCATCCCGGTGAGCCCTCATACAAATTACCATTTGCGGTACCTGTTATTGAGCCTCCGGTTCGTTTGTATAAAATATCCCCGTAGGCGTAGTACTGACCTTGGTAAGCCGTAAATTGGGCGAACGGGTCAATGATGAAATTGATAATAGATTTAGTGGCGTCAAGACCGGCTATTTTAGCATCCAAGACTTGTCCTTGGCGCGCATCCAGCACCAAGCCCGTGGTTCGTGTGCTGGTGGTGAGGTTGTTTGTGATAGTGGAACTATTGAGTAAGTCGGAGAGGCGTCCAGCCATAGTTAAAGAGTGTATTTTATAAGTATTTTATCATTAGGCTGGATTTGGGGGTCCGCCGTGATGTTAAGGTTAGTGCCATTGATGGTGCAAAAGCCTTCCCACACTAGGCGGGTGTAGGTGGTAGAGCCAGCTTCCAGCAGGGTCACAGATATAAGTCCCGTAGCGGCGGCACCGATGGCGATAGTCTGCGCGCCACTGGTTGTTGCCGTGAACACTGCGGCGTTGGCAATGCGCGTCCCTCCCGTGGGTAGGTTAGTCAACTGTGAGCCATCCCCGATAAAATAAGGTGCTTGAACCTTGCTATTGGTGACGATGATTGCACCAGACACAACGGAAGGGTCAGCAATGGCATTCATTGTAGCTAGGACACCATCGTGGTAAAATAAAAGCTTGTCCGCCTGCAAAGAGGTTGAACCAGCGTCATTTGCCGAGGTTATTTCATGCGCAGTCAAAAACGCTTGATTGTCACCATCTTGAATATACTGGTCACCGATAAATGTGTTGCCTTGGTCTAAGCGAGCGTAAATAGCAGTATTTCCCAGCGCTTGGTCCACGTACTGTTTCGTGGCAATATCCATTGCCAAAGTCGGGTCATTCAGTACCTGTACATGGTCGGCTTCGAGTGAAAGCGAAAGGCTTGGGTTTCCAGACGCATCTTGTACTTCAATTAGCCGCACATTAACTCCACCACCAAGATTTTGGTTGTACGAATCTATGTAAAGTCCATCGTGGTAAAGTGTAACCGTTTTGTCTGCGCCAGCCAGCGTAATATTCTGCGCACCGACAAAATTATTGCCACCACTTAGCTTGGCTAAACTCGATGTATCAAAGCTCTGAACAGGTAAGTTGGTGAGTTTCGAACCATCACCAATGAACTTGGTGGCGGTCATCGAATTGTTCGAAAAAATGTCATTGCCTACCACGTACGTTCCGTTCGACTGGACATCCGCTCGTAAGAACGAGTTAACCGCGTATTTGACGTTTACCGCGTCATCGTCATCCGAAGCGTATGGAACTGAAATTTTATTTAAAAAGTACGTGACGTTATTTACACTGAATTCATCGGGATTTGATTCAAGCGCCGGTAGATACTCACCATTGACGGGAGTTTTGAACTCGTTCCAGTTGGCATTATCTGCCAGCGCTGACAGTTTATCCGCTGCGCTCAGGGTTGAAAAGCCCGCAATTTTCAGCTCAAATCGCTCGCCGGTCTCCGCGACGGTCACTACCATCCCCACCTGGCGACGACCCGACGACAAGCCATCGAGCTTGAGACCTTCGGCGACGTCAACGGGAATCGCGTTCCGGTCTGCCAGTGTCGGCACGGTTAAGAAGCCACCAGTCAGCAGATTGGCGTTCAGCGCACCTTGAATAGCCGAGCCCGGTACTAGGCTCGAACCGAGTGGAATTCCAGGACCAAAAGAAGTGTCATAAAGCGTTGACATTAAAGGGTAAATAATTTTATTTCGCGCGAATCGTAAAGGCGTTGTTGAGCTTCAACCCCTTTCGCACCAGTAGAAAGCCCACCGTATAGTTGTCCGAATTCGTGAACTGGAAGACCTTCTGGATGAAGTCCGTATCATCCAAGCCGTTAGTCACGAACTGAGCCGTGCCATAGGTGCCGAGCCAGGCGAAGTAGATGTACTCGTTGGCTGGGTTGAACGTGCGGGTCTGGTCCTTGCCATCGGCGAATTCTGACTGCTGGTTGACCAGTATCGCGCTTATATCCGCGTCGTTCAGGGTCATCAGGTCGGTGGGACTGGTAAACCAGAAGCGCCGATTCTTGAAAACGACGGTCGTCGAGGCAGTCGAGGATAGCTTGTTGATGTCGGTCACGCTCATGTTGAAGCTCGTGTCCGTGTTAGCGCTCAAGCTCGTCGTGACGGTACCCGTGAAGGCGGTCTGGGTCACGCCGGTCACGACCACGGTAGCGATGTCGTTGGACTTGCGCAACGTATCGTAGTGCAACACCACACTGGTGGACGAGCCGAACTGGCGTGGGTTGTTGTCGGCATAAAGGCTCGCTTGTGGAGGCTGGGGGGCATAGAATAGGTTTTCCAGCCCTTCCGTCACGCTCACCCCACCAGGGGTCACACCAGCATACGAGCCCTGGGTAATCGGACGGTTCCAGTCGAACGCCCCGCCTGACTGACCTTTCTTGAGCAGGTCGAGGATTTCCTTCTTGGTGTAGAAGTCGGCTTGTAGCAGCGAGGTAAGCGTAGCGAAGCTAGCTTTGCCGGTCTTTTTACTCGTGTTGTTGAGCACGGCGAACCAGTCGGTCTTCGCCAGGATGGCTTGCTCGTCAAGCTGGTCAATCGTAATAATACTGCCTGGAACAAGAGACATTAATTCACTTTTATTTTCACGCTGGTCGTCGGACCCAGGTACACACCGTCCTCGGTTCCAAGGTATATATCCAAGTCCTGCTTTGAATCTCGGTCATTATTGGTCACTATGGCGCGCAGGGCGAATAAGGTGTTGCTGGTCTTGTTCTTGTTGAACTCGTTCCGAATCAGCACCTGGGAATTGGGTGTGAGGTAATCATTGAGCGCCAATGAGTTGTCCGTCAGAAAGGTGGGCAGAAGTGCCAGCGTCCCGTAGGTCTGGACGCACACATCCAGCGCCGATTGGTAGGCGACCACGCGGTAGGGAGCAAACGTTGGGGTTTCCGACACTGCTACTACCACGGGGACCGTCGTCGTGTAGCTAGGGTAAGTCACGACAACCCCCGCCAGCGGCTTGGTGAGGTCCTGTAGCGAGAGGCTATTGGCGCTCAAGATGTAGTAGAGGTCATCCAAGGTGCCCTTATCCTGGATGATTTGGTCGATAATATCCATTACTTGGCGCGAGCAGTGAAGTTTATCGTGTCCCCGCTCACGGTGAGCGTCACCAAGGCGTAGTTATCCAGGGCGAAATTCACCTGGATGTCCTTTTTAAGCTTCACGATGTGCTGTTCCAGCGCCGAGTTCAGGTAGTTGTCGATGCCCACTCCTAGGGTCGGGAATTCGAGGTAATTGCCTTTATTCGCCTTGACGATAAGCTGCTGGTTCTGCGCATCCGAGCGGTCAAGTACGAAGTCGCCGTTCTCGATTCGCACCGTGAAGTCGTCACGTAGTAGTATGTCGGTCATAATTATTGCGTAATATTTGGGTTGTCAATGTCCGCCTGCTTGGTCAGTTGGAGGTTCTGCTGTGCCAGGGGAACGGTCACGGGGGTAGTCGGGGAGCCCGGTGCGGCGCTGGTATGGATATGCGTCTTGTAGTGGGTCAGCAGCGCGTTGTAGGCGTTTTCCAAGTTGTTTAACTTGGTAACCAGCTTCTCGATTACGACCAGCGTAGAGGTCGAATTCGGGTCGCCGGAGAACGTTATCTTGTCGGCGATGAGGTGTAGCTCATCTAAACCAGAATAGCCCGTGAGAAAGCCCGTGAATCCGTTTTCCATTGCTACAATCACGGAAGAATCAACGGTGGGAATCGGGATAACACCTTCCAGACCGAGCGCCAAATCCACATCCTCGATTACCGGGGCATCCTCATCCAAGGGCTGTACCACACAGGTCAGCTCGTCCTTATTAACTGACACGACGGTACCGCGCACCGTGGTATCTACCTTGTTTCGGCTCGTTGCCTGGTCCAATAAATCCAGTAGGTTCGCGGGCATAGTTTATCCTATTTTTCCTTCAATTTCAATTTCCTGACGGAAGCCATTGGTGCCGAACTTGGTCTTCACGGACTTCACCAGGTAGATACCAGTGCGGTCTTTGTAGAGCTTGTCCACGATTTTCAGCTTGTCCCCGAAGCGTACCAGGGGATAGCCTAAAATGGTCATCGAGCCACTATAACCCGAATACTTGAACTTGTCCAGCTCCTGGGTTGCGATGGCTTTGAGCGACGCTTCCGACGTGATATTGTAGAAGTGCAGCGTCCGCTCTTCTCCGTCGTAGTCGCCCACGGCAATCTTAATCGTCTTGTTTTTGGTGCCCTTCTTGGTCTTGGTCAGCACCTTGAGCACGGAGACCGCTGTGACGTGGACGTATCGTTCTTCCTTGCTCAAGTAGTCGAGGCTATTGTCTACGACGTCTTCGTGCATTTCTACCGTAACATCCTTTTGGAGAGTCGGATAGAATGCCAGTCCCGAATAAAAGCTCCCATCACGGTAGTAGCTCTTAATCTGGTAGTCCTTGCGAAGCTTATCCAAGACCGCCGCTGCCGAGAGCCGGTCGAATCGGAAGTCACCCAGGTCGATGTCGAGACCTTTGAACGTGTTGGTCAAGCCCAGCTTGTCGAGGACGGTGCTCAGCTTCGCCCCCTTTAAGCTGGCGCTATGCGAGCCTTTTTTGAGCAGGAACATCTCGTCTTCCAGCTCGATTTCGACGGGAATATTATTTTTCACCTTGGCGACGTAAAACGTCTGCTCGAAGTGCGGCTGGCTGAACGTATCGTAAGCCAGGCGTACGGTTACTTTATCCCCGCGCTTAATGGCACCGTTTACCCCTACGACCTTATCATCGGTGTCCTTAAAGGTGATGCTGCGGGGGAGGGTGAGTTTGCAAGTCGTGGTGAGCTTATCCCAGGCGGATTCAATATCCACCTGCGCTACAAACCGGGTCTCGAATGTAGGGAATGTAAGATGTGAAAGGAGGGCGCGCACGAGTATACTTATTTACCCGTATATATCCCAGGAAGTGAGATATAAAAAAGCCCCTGGTAGAAGGCTCCTTTCGTTACGCCAAGCGGATTTCCACCGGGGTCTCACTCGTTAAATTTAGGCTTATCGCAATCAGGTTGCGAGTACCTTCGATTTCGGCGAAGTTGATGCTGTTGACTACGACTTCGGATATTTCCAGGCTGTTGAGGAAGTGGGAGTTCACCTTTACCGAGCCCAGTACGGCACCGAGCTGGTTGAACGCATCCATTTCGGCGTAGGGGGCGACATTGTTTAGGGTGCTATCCAAAAACCCGTTGACCGTAATCCGGTAGTTGCCGTTGCTCACCTGTTCCATGACCATGCCGTTACGACCCTGGATGGCGGTCTCGATGATAATGTTTTCACGGTTCGCATTCATGAGGCAGATGTTCAGCGTTGCCCCCTCAAACGTATGCGCACCGTCATCAAAATCGTGGTAGTCGGTCGCCTCGAAACTGATATTCGAGAAAACGGGGGTGCCCAGATAGGAGTACCCCACCGGCTTATCCTGGTCCGAGCCGGGTAGGTCGTAGACGGTGGTCAGATTATAGGTATTGAATCGCTCGTTTAGCAGGCTAGTTAGTTCACTCATAAAATTTTATTAGGTATAGCTTTCCTCCACGTCGCGGATAGCGTTGATAATTGCCTTGCTCACCACGTCGCTCATATTCCCCAGGTCTTTGCTCGACTCTACCTTGACGGTCAGGTTCTCGATGAGCTTGTTGATGTTCACGGTCAAGGCTTTGCCCGACCCACCAGAGCCCTTCTTTTTGTCCTTGTCGGCATCCGCGCCCGCGCCGGGCTTCTTGGTGCCCTTATCCCCGCCTTTGAAATAATCGTTGTAGTCGTAGCTCTTGGATTTGGAGGTCGTGGACGCTTGGTCCTGCCCGGCTTCCGCCTTATTAGCGGCGACGTCGGCTTCGGCTTGCTTCTTGGTCTTATCCCAGAGCGCCCCCAGGTCGAGGTTGGCAAACTGACTCTTGATGTCGTTAAACGCGGTCACGATACCCGCGCCATCGAAGGTGAACGCGCTGACTAGTAGCATCCCGAAACTCTTGAGCAACGGGAACATCTCCACCAGTGCGTCCTTCATGAAGACCATCACGGCGCGGAACGGGGCGAAGCGCTGGTACGCGTAGGTAATACCCGCCGCCAGAGCAGCGATACCAGCCACCAGCAAGCCGATGGGATTGGCGTCCATCGCAATGTTGAGCGCCCACATCGCTACTTTCCATCCCACGATAAGGTAGGTTACCCATTTAATCAACCCGCCACAAGAATCGAGAATAGAGTTCACCCCGCTCACCGTTACGAGCAGGAAATCCAGCACTGGGTTGACGACGTTCAGAATGGTATTCAAGCCGTTCATCGCCGACTCCACCCCTGTAGCGCCTTCCTTAAAGCCGAGCATTGAGCTTACCAGGTGCCAGATAGTTTGACCGATTTCCATCACCACGCCAGCGGCGCGCTTGATGTTGCCCCAGAAGTTAATGAGGGCGGGCTCGACCAGGTAAAACTTGGCGCGCACCTGTCCAATCATGTCCATCATGAAGCGCAGCCCTGGTCCGATGTATTCGCCGATGGCAACCTTGGTCTCGAAGAATAAATTTTTTATCCGGTTCATGTTCGCCTGCATCGAGTTGGCAGCCTTCTCGGCGGCATCCTTAAACTCTGTCTTAAGCTGCGCCGTGAACTTTGGGATGAAGTCAGCACTAATGAGTTTTCCCTTTTTCATCATGTCGTCTAGGGCAGCTTGTGATACGCCAATCGAGCGCGCCGCGATTGCCATCGCACCAGGTAGACGCTCACCGAGCTGACCCCGTAATTCTTCGGCGCTAACCTTGCCCTTCGACATCATCTGGGAGATTGCCAGGATAGCCCCTTGGGTCTGCTCACCAGATAATCCCATCGCCGAGCTGGCAATGGTTACCCCTTCGTAAGCTTTGCGCAGCTCCGCACCTTGAATGGTCGTCCCACGGAACGCGCCGAGCATACTAGAAAACGCCTCGGCACTCTTTTCCACGTCCAGACCCAGCTTGTCGGCGTTGTCGCGCAGGTAACTCAGGTTGAGCGCCGCGTCCTTCGAGCCAGTGGACGAGAAGTTGATAATGTTGGTGAACCGCTGCATCTTGGCAGCGGCTTCCAAAGATTCCATCCCGATTTCTTTCATGGAGAAGCCCAGCACCGACAAGCCCACGACCTTCTTGAGCGAGTCGAAGCTGTCTCCTAGACCGCTGGTTTTCTTCTTGAGCTTGTCGGTTTCCGACTGCACCCCGAAGATGGCGGTTTTCAGCTTGGTATAGGTCTCGACGCCCGTGTTCCGTATCGACTTGAACACATCGCTTGCCATATCCTTCACCGAGAAGGTGATACCCGCCCCGAAATCGCCAAATTCACTCACTTAGGTCATATTATTTTTCATCTGCGCTCCGATTGGGAGCATGTAAACACATCATGTAGTAGGCTTCGCCAGCCCGCATCCCCCACTCCAAGTCGTCCAACTCGTTAGGGTTGAGGTGGAGGTAGTAGCTGATATACGCGTTGTACACGCGGATATTGAAGTACTTTAACAGCTCTCCCTCGTCCCCCAACGCGTAGCTGGCTAGTACTTTTTTAGCGTACTAACCCGGTTCTCCAAGTTGGTATTGAACGCACCAAATAGCGCGGTCAGGCTGCGCGTATCAGTCTTCATGCGCTCGTCGCCCTGGTACCAGATTTTGTCCAGTAAGCTCAGAAAACTTACCAGCGGGTTCTTCTGGTTGATAATGGCAGTTTGTTCCAGCGTGGGGTGTTTTAGTTCGCACCCGTAGACATTGCCCGCCTCGTCCGTCACCTCGAATACGTACAGCGCCAGGGGCTTGGAAAAGCGGATTTCGTTGGACTTAAGAATCTCTCCCAATTGCTTCGCCGCCGACTGGAAGTTCATCTCGTCGCTCAGGATGGCGCGGTCGCCTTCCAGCCACAGGGTAGGAAGAATAGCACGTATTGCGGCAATCTCGTCCTTGGCGAAAGCATTCGCCATAAACATGTCCATGAGCATAAGGTCGGGCGCTTTAAGGTAGCCGATAAGCTGACCACTAGGAGTTTCCACTTCGAGTACGTAGAGAGTATCTACGTTATGCTTCTTCTTAATCTTTGCGTAGTCCATGTAGTAGTAGGTTATTTTGAAGTATATATCCCGAATCAAGCGCAACAAAAAAGCCCCCCGGTCAACCAGTGACCGGGGGCTTTTTCAGGGGGTGATGCTTACGAGATTTCCACGCCAGAAATCAGCAGAGGAATTTCCTGGGAAATGCTCAGGTCGCCTTCCTTGAAGCTGATTTTATTTTGCATGAACTTGCAGTTCTTAAGCGTGATAGTCTGTACTGTGGTTGAACCTTCGGGTTGAAACAAGCAGATAAAATCGAAGGGTAGAATTTGGCTCAGTTTGCCGTTAGGAGCCTGGCTTAGCAGGGTAAGTACGCCTTCGATAAGTAGGGTTACCGAAGCGCTGTAATCGGACCGACCCAGACCGTATCCGATGGGTTCCGAGCCCGAACCGTAAATAGATTCCATGTTCTGCTTGTCGTCGTAGCTCAGCGCCTGGATGTCGGCAATTGGGAGTACGCCGAACGAGAACATAAACTTGCCCGCCGACCAGCCAATCTTCGCAATAGTGTTTTGGTATGCCATAAAGAGTAGTGATAATTATTTTTTAGAGGCTGGCTTGGAAACCGATGTTTACTTCGATGGTCTTCGAGGTGCCAAATGGTACAATAGCGACCGAAACTTCCAGGGTATTGGTGGCAAGGATGTTCTGCGCAGGGTTGATGGTCACGTCGAACTGGCTCAACTCGTCGTTCGCCTTCATCTGACCCAGTTCCAGCTTCACCAGCGACTCAAACTGCTTGATGAAAATGCCTTGAATCGACCCGTCCCGGTTCAGGGCTACGGTCGCGTTCAGCTTGGGTGTCAGGGCGCGGCGCGTAGCGCGGATTGCCTTGTCGAGCACCCGGTTCAGCTCGATGGTATTTAGGTCGTTGTTGGCAGCCGTGTGACCGAAGTTGAAGTAGCTACCCGACAGGTTGGCGTATTTAAGCAGGAAGATGTAGTGCTTGTCGTCCAATCCGTTCTGCTCAGCGTGGCTCAGCGCGCTCAGGGCTACGCCGTTTGCCAGTGCCAGTTCTTGTAGCTCGGTGCCGGCAACGTCACCGTTCTGCACGAAGCCAATCGACTCCGATACTTTGCACAAGCTCAGGCGACCCAGCAGCGCACCCAGGGCAGCGACCGAAGCACCGGAAGTGTCCGCGAGCTGGTCGGCTTTCGAGCCGGTACCACCTTGCCCGATGACCACCGAAACCTTGCTGTAGCCCAGACCGCTCAAGTCGGGTAGGCTAGCCGTGGTAAAGCTGGTGATGTTGGCAGCGATGATAACCGAGCAGGGAGCCTCAGCAGCTTCGAGTTCCAGGGCACGGGCTTGCGCGGCAGCAGCCAGGGTTATGCTGAAGGTATCACTCGTAAAATAGCCTACCTGACGGGGCTGGTTGGCGCGCAGCACGTTAAACGTTGCCGAGCTGGTGATGTCGCCGAACGCGAGCACCAGGGTGCCGTTCGGGTTGATGCGAAAAAATTCATTAATCTGGTAGTGCTGAGTCGGATAAAGCGCATCGGTGATACCTGCGTTCAGCACTTCACGCATGGAATACACGACGAGCGAGGTCGGAAAGTTGGCGGGAGCAGTTGCGTCGAGGACCAGCGCAGTTACCCCGTCTAGTGCGGGGGAAGTACGAAACAGGTTACCTGACTGCTTATTAATTACAATGGAAGGAATTGCCATTTACTAGCTGATATTTTTAAATTCTACAGGTATATATCAGAAGCTTGGGTCAGTAATTTGGTCGGGTAAGGACATGAAAAAACCCCTGGTCTACTAGCCAGGGGTTTTTGTTCAAGGTAGTCGCTTAGACCGAGGGAGCGGGGGTTACCGTGGGCGTACGGGCGGAGTCGATGTGCGCCACGAACTCCTTGTGCTTTTTGATGGCAAGACCTTGCTTCCACACCATTTTCACGAAGTAGTACTCCGAGTTGTTGGCAAGCTTATTCATGTCGAACGCGGTGTCCGAGGCAACGCCGGCAACGACCATAATCAGGTTCGAGTCAGCTTTGGTCGAAAGCACGGCGGCGAAACCTTCGCTGTCACCGAGCTGGTCGGATACGTGAACTTCCCGACCCTTGAAGCGGGGAACACCATCGTTGGTCTGGTCAGCACCTTTCTGAGCCTGAGCATATTGGCTGTCGAAGTACAGGTCCATTACGTTGGGGCTCACTACATACTTGAAGTTAGCCTGGCGACGTACGCGTACGCCTGCACCTTTACGCAGCTTCTCAAGCAGGGCTTGCGCCTGCGCGGGGGTAGTAACCGCCGCGTAGGGAATTTTCTCCACCTCGTTGCTGGCGGCGGCGATGGTCATGATGCCATCGTAGCGCCGCTTATCGCTCAAGCCGGGAACACCAGTCTGCACGGCGTTGATGATGTTGTCGTTGCTTACTTCCTTGTACTGCTCGCTGAAAGTCAGGAACATGTCTTTCATAATCAGCGGGTTCAGGTTCTCAAGCACGAGGGGACCAGTGGGCTGGTACTTGCGGAACACATTCTCCCACTCCTGGGGGCGAATCTTGTCGTAGTACAACATGGTCTTGCCGAGCTTAATCGGCTTCGAGTCGTACGAAATCGTACCCGAAGCAGCGCCGGGGGTGGGGGTGTAGTCTTGGTCCAGACCTTCCGCGTCGCGGATAATGTATACGTACTCGTCAGCGGTATTCGTGGTGGGAACCATCTCCACCAGACCAGCTTCTACGAGTTGGTTTTCAGTGGTAAGCTTAGTAACGAGTTCTTGGTATAGGTCGCCATGAGTAGGCGGCAATTGGATTTCCATTCCATAGGATTATTTTTAAAGTCTCACAGGTATATATCATAAAATAGACTTGACTATTTCTTACCCTTCGCTTTGGCTTCGATTTCCTTCATGCGCGCCGCGAACGTGTTGTCGTTCACTCCCGCGTTGTTTTCGATTTCCATGCGGTCACTGAGCTTGGTGCGCACGGGACGCAGCGAGTTCAGCAGCTTCTCGGTGCGGGTGTAGTCCTTCTTAGCAAAGTCCAACCAGTCCTCTTTCTCGACCGCCGTAATCTTGTTGGCGACCAGCGCACCTTCCACCAGGGCATTTACTTTCTCGTCCTGGCGCTTCACATCTTCCGCCTGGTACTCGGTCACCTGGTTGGTCAGCTCGATAACGGCTTGCTCCTTTTCGTCCACCTTGGTGGCGAGCCCGGTGATTTCCGTTTCCTTTTCCGTGAGCATGGTATCCTTCTCTACGAGCTGGTTTTTAACGGCTTCCAGCTCAGTATCCTTGAGGACAAGCGTGTTTTGCAGCTCCGTAAGGGTGGCAACCTGGGTCAACAGGTTTTGCACCTGCTCGACCAGGGTGGCGTCCTCTACCGAGGTGTCGAGCTTGAACAGCTCTACCAGTTCATTCTTAATCATATCAACTTGCGTAATTTTTAGATTGGCGTTGCCCTCGAAATGGGCTAGGTTTTGCACATAGAGGTCGAGCAGCGCGGTCACGTTTTCCTCGACCAGCTCGACTTCCTCCTGGTACTTCACCTTTAGTGCGGTCTCGAATACCTGGTCCACCAAGCCCAGCTCTTTTGCCTCGGCGGGCAGGAAGAAGGTGGTCTTATCCATCCAGGCTTTCACTTCCTCGGCGCTGCGTCCCAGCCGCTTTTGGTACAGGTTATTGAGTACTGCGTTGAAGTTTTCCAGCACCTCAGCGCTCGCCCCGCTTGTATTGTGAAACATGAGAATGGCGCAGTCCCACATCATGGTGATGTCACCGCAGAGGAAAATCAGGCTGGCGATGGAGGCAACCAGCCCATCGGCGTAGGTGATGATGGTCTTTTTGCAATTCAGCATCGCCGAGATGATTGCCATCCCGTCGATAACGGAGCCCCCGCTTGAGCACAAGCGGACGTGGATAGTCTCCACTTCTTCCAAGCTGGCGATGTAGGATAGTTCCTGTGCGAAGGCTTGCCCGTCGATACCACCGAACCCGATGCCAGAGTAAAGCAGGAAGGTGTATTCCTTTAGCGTCTCGTCCTCAAAGTAGTTTTGAACATATTTAAAATTCACGTACTAGGGTTATTTTACACTATATATCCGACTTGCGCCTCAATATCCAGGTCCTCGATAATGGTCGTCAAGGGCGCTTCCGCAGGGCAATCACCACGGAACTGGTAGTCCGTAATGTTCACGCAGGTGTTCTTGAAGTCGTTGTCGGTGTCGTCACCGATACGCCGTAGACCCGTGGTGTGGGGGGTGTTGATATTTTGAACGACTTGGTGAACGGCGTCCATCGCGGCGAATATTTTCAGACCGGGATTTACCAGGTCCGTTACTACTGTATAGATACGGCAAACCGCCGTAAACTGCTGCGTTCCGTCGCCCATATCGAAATATTGGACGTTGGTAAACTCGACCAGGGCAGCGGGCATACGTACCACCCCCGTGCTGTTTTTGCCGGATACGAGGCGGGTAATCTGGTTGGCGTAGACTTCTACCTGCTTGATGACTTTGCGCGCCAGCAACTGGGTTTCGATTTCGGTATAGAGTACGGCTAATGGGTTCACATTCGTAACTTATTTTTCACGCTGTTCTTAAACTCCTTGGCGATAAGCTTCTTGATTTTATTATCTAATTCCTTGGAGTGCCCGATGAACTGGCGCTGAGGCAAATTCCGGTCAGGGTTGCCTTCGTTGTGGGCTTTGGCGTAGGCGACGTCAGTCTTAATAACAATTTTACCCGGCTGAGGAACAGAGCCTTCAATGCTGTTCTTTAAGTCGCCGCTATCAACCAGCACGGCACGTCCAGGGTCGAGGTCTGGGTTACGCGGGTCCCAGGTAGTTGTGCCATTATCCACGAAGCCGCCCTTCTCGAAATTTTCCTTAAAGTGCTCTTCTGCCACGCGGGCAATCTTGACCTCTACCTGGCGGTTGAATCGTAGGTAGAGCTTCATGAGCTTGTTCATTTGCGCCTCGAACTGCAACGCTTCCTCGTCAATACTAGCCATATAACAGCACCCCCTTTCGTACCTTATTGAGTTTATCCAGAGTAAGGGTTTCCACTCGTAACAGGGTCTCTTCCGTCGCCGTAGTGAGGATGGTCAGGACCTCCGAGCCCAGTAGATATTTCTTCACAAAAGTGTCGGTGGACTCGTCGTAGATACTCCACACTTCGCCGGGCTTAGTGAGGGTGTCCGAGTCGAAATTCAGGTAGTTGGTTTTGATAAGCCGGTACCGATAATCGTACTTGAAGTTGGCAGTTTCTCCACCCCGGTTAGCGATTCGGGGGTTGCCCTGCTTGTATTGCTGATAGTTTTCCAGGTCGTAATCCGCGTAGCTCAAGCCTGCCTCGTTGAAGGATTTGATGTACATGCGGTTCTCATCGAAGATGACCCCGCTCTTGGCGCGGTTCTTATCGAAGCCGTTTTCCTGCATGTAGGCGTATGCCGACTCCTTACCCGATACCTTCTCCTCACTCAGCAGGGCAACCAGTTCCGCTTCCGATGCCATCGACTTGAACTCCCCCCTGGTGGGGTCAACCTGAACGAATTCGCACCGGCAGCGCCAGCCGTTTGGTGGGAATATGAGGTCGTACTCAGGGCTTCCGATACGTACTACCTTATCGTGTAGCACCTGATGCCAATCGCGTACACGCTCGTCGTGGATGGTCTTGTATTTAACGTACTGAAACACGTCTAGCTCGCGCAGGAAGCGCTCGTGGCGCGCCGAGTTGCGCGAAACCGATTGGGTCATCCGGTACTCGGTTTCCAACCAATTCTTATTGTACTGAATTTTCAGCTCGTCAACCCCCTTCTTGAACTCGGCGAAGTTGCCAACTTTCTTCTGGGTTCGCACCAGCTTGTTGATGTCCTCGACCATTGCCACGGATTTAGCGCAGGAAAATCGGTAGAGGTTGGCTTCCAGGTAGGATTGCTTGGCGCTGTTGACGACCTCGTAGGCGGGCTCAACCTTGCCGGGCTTCTCCAATCCCGACAGAAAGTACTTGGCGACTTGGTCGAAGTAGCCGTTCGAGAAGCGCGTCTTCTTGGTCAGGTTGGTTACCTTATCGACAAACGAATTGAGCCGTTCACTTAGCCCAGCGAACAGCTTATTCTCGACCTCAAACTCGGTATCACACACGACGCACATTATTCAGTAGGCTTACTTTTAGTTAGTTTGGTCTCGACCGTGATGCCGGTGAGACGCTTGACCTCTTCTGGTTCCATGTCGAAGTACTTGAGCAGTTCCAGCGCTGCCTTGACCGTTTCGGGGTCCGAGCTGGTGTCGGGCTGGAAGCGTCCCTTGCAGCCGGTGAGCGGATAACCGAGCTTGATAAGCTTAGGAATGAATGCGTTGAATGCGTTCGTGCAGTAGGTTTTGTCTTCCTCCGCGAGTTCGTCCGCAACTGTCTTGTGGGTTTTGCTTTGTGCGTGGCTTGAGTTGGCTTCCGTCGTGCCGGTCTGGCTGAGCACCAGCTTCGTGATTTCCGAGTTCTCAGTTTCCACCAAGTCTTTGTAGATGAGATGCCCCGACCCGTTCCGGTCGAGGATGTCCACGGTGTCCCCGTCCGAGCCCACGCCCACGCCGTTGCGTGAAAGGGTAGCCAGGCTTTCCAGCAGCTCGGCTACCTTCTTCTCGTCGGGGTCCTTAATCTTGCCAAACAGCAGCGGTAGCCCTGCAATTTGGGCATGTTCCACCCAAGCGGTTTGCGCGTAAAGCTTGCGGATAATAGCTGGGACCGCCTTGTTGAGAATTCCAAAGTGGTAGCTTGTGTCGCGGACCAGATAGAGGTAGTCCGACTCCTCACCATCACTGATAGGGATGGTGTTGATGTAGTCGAAGGGCGTGAGCATGACCGCATCGTTCTCAGGGATGACGTTGCGCCGGTCGATTTCCACGAGGTTGACCAGTTCACCATCGAGCGTCATATCACCAATCTCGAACAGGGTGTAGCCGTAGTAGCGGCTTCGCATGGTTCCCAGCAAAAACTCTTGGAGCCACTGCTTGTTGACCAGCTCGGTCTTCGCCTCGTTCACTTTACCCGCCTCGATAATCTCGAAGCTCTCGCTCATTACCCGGCTCGTGCGCGCCTGCAATACAGCAGTCAGGTGAGGGTCGAGCTGGATTCGGTCGAAGATGTCAATTAATGTCCTCTTGATGGGGTAAATGTTCTGCTGGCTCTTGGTCGCCAGGCGCTGCGCAGTTATCCAGTCCCCGATGGTTTTGGCGTTGTAGTCTACGTGTGATTGGAGGATGTCATATATTTTCTTGTCCTTAGCTTTCAAGGTATTAAACTTATTTTTAGTATCGGAAGCTTTGACCCGGCTCCGAGCGGAACTTGAAAGTCGAAGGAGCGGTAACCTGGTCCTCATCACCTTCCAGGCTGAGCATGACTAGGTTCATGCTCAGGGTCGATTCCGCCATCATCATGAGTTTTTTCAGCGTCAGCTCATACTCGAACTGCCGGGTCGTGGGCACGTTCCCAGGGGCGACACGAGCGTGGAGGTGGTAGAGGACGATGATGGTCAGGTACTGTACCAGCTCGTAGTTGCGCTTGGTGCCCCGCGTCGCCCATGCCTTTTTCATGTCGTAGGTGGTGCGCAGGTAGCTGTCCACCTCCGCCATCCCTTTCAGCTCTGCGCTATCGAGGCGCAGGGGCTCGTCGTCCGTGACGGTGCTCAGGTCCTGCTCGGTAATCTTGTCGTAGAGATCGTCGGTGGTAAGAAAATACATCTGTCCCTGTTGTTTAGATGTATATATTACACTTTACAGCATGTAAAAAGGGCTACCAGCCAATCACGGGGTATGCGCCACGGAAACGGGCGCGCTCGTGCTCGTGGAGCCGCTGGCGCTTCTCGTAGTAGTGCCGGGCGCGCTTGGGGGCGCGGTAGAAGCTAGGTTGACTTGTGGCGCAAGCGCAGAGAAATAGTAGCAGTAGTAAAAGGAGCAGACGCATAGTAGAAGCTTTTCTCTATCTATCTCGCTACGGTTGGCATAAAAAAGCCCCGCCGATTGGGCGGGGCTTGCGTAGGCTCCATTTGGCTATGCTCACAACTTCTGGTCGAAAAGCGAATTTGCCTTTGCCAGTAGCCTATCCATTTCTTCTGCATCACCGGCTTGGATAACCAGTTGCGTTTTTACTCCTTTTTCAATAACCATCATGATAAACGGGTTGAGATGAGAAGAGGAGTTTGGAAAAGCCACTGTACTACCCGCTGCCTTAATTATGGCAAAAAATTGGGAGATTAACTCCTCCTTAAGCTCTATACTTTCCTCCCCCCGCACGTAGTAGTCCACATGATTCTGCGAGCCAGCGGGAAGCAAATAGTCGTCTAATTGCGGTTTTTTCATGAGCGAGTAAGCGTTAGTGAGCGGGCAATATACAGTGGCTTAGTATTCTACTCCTCGGCGGGAGTAGGTTCATCCAAGTAGTCGAACACCTCGTCCAACTCGGCTAAGTCGATTTTACGGTCTACGTAGCTCTGGAAGGTCGCAAAGTCCTTATGACCTGTCATCTTTGTTATCTGGTCGTAGCGTTTACCGCGAAGGAGCATCTGGTTAATCATCGTCCGGCGCAACGTGTGTGCTGAGCAGTGCTCCCACTTCGCTCGCGCGTCTTCTACCTTCTCCTCACCAATCCAGTTGACGATGGTCATGGGCTCAAACAAGCTCGGTACGTTGCAGCGTTCAAGAAGCTTGCGGAAGCATTTATTCCAGTAATTGCTATCCCCACCGACGAGTTGCCAATCGTATTTCTCGCATATCGCTTTCACGCGGTCGGAGAGGGGGATGACGACTTCGATGGCGGTCTTCTGCTGCTTCTTTTTAATCCGACCGTCGCTGATGTCATCCCGCGTCAGCGCCGCGTCCTGGTAGCGCAAGCCCGTCTCCGCCATCAACAACGCCAAGTCTTTAACCTTTTGCTGTTTTTTGACCGACAGCGGGTTGATATGGTTAATTTCCAGTCTTCTGAACGCGGTAAGCTCCTCTTTGCTCAAGTGAATGACGTTCTCTTCCCGTACTGGTAACGTGAAGGTATAGTTCTGATAGTCGTCGCTCAAGCCGTACTCTTTCTGAAAGTGGTTGCAGATAGCGACCATCTTCTGCATACTGGTTCTTGTAGTGTTGTTAACGTAACGTTCCGCGACCATATACTGCTCGAAGGCGGTCAGCGCAGCCGAGTCCAACTCGTGAATGGTCAGCCCCGGCTTCCACTTCTTAAGTTCCTTTAGCAACTGCTTGTAACCGCTCGCGCTACGCACACTCAAGTCACTCTGGTTCTTCTTTTTATTGGCTTGACGCTCCTTTTTCGTTTGGCTTGGCGCGTCCTTTTTACGAGTACGGCTTTTCAGCATCTTCTCGACCAACTTGATGACGTTCTCCTCCTTATATGTACCCAGGCGCTTACGCAGCTCCACGATTTCCTGCTGCTTGACGACTACCTGGGCTTGGAGGTCAGCGAGTTCTCGCTCCATTTTCTCAAGTTCGCTTTCGTTGTGGCTTAACCACTTCCGAGCGTTCGTTTGCATCGTTACGAGAGCAGCTTTATTTCCCCACTGGTACTGCTCCTTGACCGCATCCTTCGTTGGCTCTTCTTGGCGTTGAGCAAGTAGATTTAGCGCGAGGTCAAGACCTTCTATAATATTTGCGATAGCCCGATTGGCATCGGCGGCGAGCGGACTATTCACTACGCGTCCATCCTTAAACTGCTCGGCGAGTACCGCGAAGCCCGATGCGATAAAATAGTCCTGTGGTACCTTGGCACCGACGGGCTTATAGTTGTAGCGCACCGCGACCGGGTGCTCATTGCCAGCGTTCACCTTGCGATGCACCACTGTAATCTTTCCAGCCTTGTAAGTGCTGGTGTGCTTGACACCATGCAGCACCTTGTGGATAGTAGCGGCTACAAAATCGCTCAT